TATACTTACTTTTATAAGATGGTGTATCGATCAAGATATAATTTCACATTCGCCAGTCTTACTTTGGCGATGGCAAAACCATAAACATCTTATTCCAGAAGATATTAGTTTAGAAAAAAAGAAAGTAACTACTTTAATATCTCAAGATCAATGCCAAAATTTAATTGATAACTTGATTGCTAATAAAAATAAAGATTGGCTATCTAGTTTTAAATTAATGATTATTGCATCTTTAGCTTTTACTGGTTTAAGATTTTCAGAACTGATTGGTATTACTTATGACAAAATAGATATTACTAATCAGCAAATTTTAATTGATGGTCGTTATGATTTTAGAGAAGGCTACAGAAAAAACAGAACTAAAAACCAAGGTTCAAACAGACATATAGATATTGTTAATGAATTTTTGCCTTTGCTTAAATGGTGGATGTTCATAAATAAAAGTCATCCTAGCAAATATTTATTTCCAGCAACAAGAGGAACTGGACCAATCTCTGAAAAATTGACTAGAGATACAATCTGGAAAACTTATGCTGAAAATAATTTGGCTGTTCTTAAAGAAGTAACAAGATCATCTGGTGGAAAATATTTTAGAGTTATTGAAAGTCCATTTAAAGGTTGTCCAACTA